CAATAATAGCACGTTCGTTTGGTCCTTCATTCGTCATTCTGAAAATGTCTTGTGGTGTTACATCATCCTTTGCTAGACCCCATTTAACATGTTTTGTCATATCCGGATTCTCGACACCTTCAATCTCAAAGGTACCTTCATCTTTATTCACATTAAATACCTTAGATTTTTGACCTTCCTTATAATAATCTGTTGAATGACTTGTCTCTTCGAAATTAATAAAACTACCATTTTCCAACCCAGTTAAGTTCTTACTGAATATTTTTGTAGATTTTTCACCGTATTCCAGCTTCTTTACATCATCGCCAATAAAATATCCCGATACATAATCAAGTTTATATGATGTCAAATTATAGTCACGGCGGAAATAGTTGTAGAGATCTACTTGTAACCGTCCATTCATTTTAATAAATCTCAAATCATGCTCTCCGCTAGCAATAACAATCTTACTTTCCTCGATGTCAATCTTACCAGTCTCGTCATTCTTGTTACCACATACTTCATTTAGATTTCTTGACAATTTTAGAAATTCTTCTTCACAGTTATTTTCGCGGGCACGAACATGAATGAATTGATAATCAAAACCAAATATGTTATATCCAATGATAATATCTGGATCTTCTTTCAAAATAAGTTCTTTCCACGCAAGTAATAATTCGCGTTCAGTTTTATACGATACTATTTCACTATTTTCAATTTCTTTTACATCACTACATGTATTTAATGCTAAGCAATTATTTAAATAAGGTTTTTCGTCACCATATCGTAGAAAGGTTGAACCAATAAATGTTACTTTATCACCTTCTAATTCTGGAAATCCTACGCTTTTAAATACCTCTGTCATTTTGTCGACTTTATCTTCGCGTTTGATATTGACATTATTAATCATGTCTACTATATTTTCTACATCAATGTCTACAGTCTTTCTATAACATAAAGAACCAATGTCATTTTCATCTTCGTCTATATCATCCTTATTCATTCTTTCAAACATCTTTTCGATAGTGTTCTCTTCACCATCAGATTCATTTACAGACTGAATATTAATTTTGAAAAATCTATCCAACATTTTATTTAATGATGTCATAGATGTTTTCGTTTTTGGATATACCTTGTCAACATTTACCATGTCATCAAACCCAAATGCTGTCTTAATAATCTTATTAACATATGATCTTGTAATTTCATGGTTTATAGAATCATAATATTCCATTATACTGTTTGCTAATTTTTTATATGTTTTTTTAGGAACTGGAAAGTCGCCATGACTACTACTTGCCTCAATGTCAAAACTACATATCTTATATGGAACTATTGTTTCCTTATTATTTAGTGGTTTAATATCATTATTGCTTATTTCGTATTCATATTTACAAGTGGTTTTTTTAATTAGTGTTTTATGTGCTTTTTTAATAGGGATACTTACCCATCCAGATGGACTGATTTCTTTGATATGAAAATACCTTAAAAGTGGCGGAATATTAGCCTCGTACAAATAAGTGTGTGTATTTTTAAACATATATCCTCGTTCGTTTAGACGGCGACCATTCTTTCCGGTTTCATAATATAAATTTTTTACCTTATTCATACATATCGTATTATTAAATTTCAATAGAATAAATTTGTGCTCTTTTCCACCATCAAAACCATACAACTTTCTTCGCTTTATAATTTTACATTCGCAAATAGAATTTTCATAATATTTTCCAACCTTTGTTTTGATATGATTCAAAAATTCAGCCTTTTTATTAAAACCCCACGTATCATCTACTTTAATGTAGAAGAATGGTTTGTAATCATTCACGAATAAACAAAATGTCTCCCCCAATTCATTAATACCATATATTTGTATAGTGAATCGTTTCGTATCACATTGCATTTTATATTGACCACTTTCACTACCACTTGAAGTATCCTTTTCATCTACTTCATCGTAAATATTAAAATCTAGTAGCCGAAGCGATTTGTCCATTTCAGATAGTTTATTATATGTATAACCAACTATCTGTTTAATTATTTTATCAATTTTTTATTATAAGTTATACATATTTATATTATTAATGTAAATAATATAAAGATAAAAAATTGATTTATAGTTATTTTAATTATGAGTAAAAATATAAACTATATGCTTTTACCAGAAGATTTATGTGATAAAATTCTTTCCTATAAATATGGCTTAGACCACAGATTGGAACTCAATAACATATTATATAGCATAAGAAAAGAAGCAGCAATAAAACGATTTTCATTTATTAATCATGACCCATTTGATATTATTATGGATCGAGAAGAGGCAAAAAATATGATTAAAATATTGGAAAAATGTAATTGCTGTAGTAGACATATGATAAACAAACCAGGAATAAGTGAATTTGAAAATATGTATGTACCTAGTTATAGCACAAATAATAAATACTGTATTGAATCTGAACAATTACACAATGAAGATATAACATTGTATTCTATTAGAACAAAATGTAATTGTAAATGTAGATTTACTACCAGACATATATGTAGATTAATGAATGATGAAGAATGGACCAGTGATGAGGAAAATAGTGTAGGTAGTATAAGTTGAAGATAAATTACTAAGGTGTAAAAGATATTTGTAATGTAAAATAAACTATTTCTTCATAGGACCTCTCATACATCTTGTAATACATCTTTTCATATTTCTTCTTGATTTACAACATGTTCTACATCCTGATTTTCCATCTTTTTTTCCAATGCAACAATTTCTGCGACGCGTTCTTCCAATTAAATTTCTTCTACGCATAGTTTTATTTTTTCTCTTACCTCCTTTTCGTAATTTATTTTGTAATGTATGCGACAATGCCTCAGTTGAATCAATTCTAGAAGTGCCTTCCAGTCCTACATCATTTTCTAAGATATGTTGTAATATTTCTGTGAATTTACTGATATCATTTATATCTATGTTCCCGTAGTCATAATTTAATATAGTCTGTTCTATTTGATTTTTTATTGGGGTTAATTCTTTATTTAATTTTTCTGGAAAGTTACTTTTAATAATATTATGTACCTCTTTACTTTTAAATAATGATAGCATTATTAGTCTTTTATATGAATTTTCAGCATTAGTTTTACTTTCATCGCTTGTATTTGGATTAAATTTTCTATTTTTTGGAATACATTTATTATAAAATCCTCTACTCTTTCTACATGACCTATTTTTACAGTCATTAAAAATACCACTGTTAACACACTCCTCATAATCATTTTGTCTTACAACAGTTTTTACTGGTAATGGATTTATTGTATTTTCTCTCATTATAGTTTCTATATAATGTTCTTCTGGAACATTGATTAATTCGTTATTTATGTCCGCACTAATTACTGATTCGTCAGATAAAACTTGTCCAGAACCCTTCTTCGAACGTCGTGTTCTACCATAGCCACGTCTTTTATATTTACCCCCCGACATTTTGTGCTTTAAATATCCACCATTTATTAAATATTCTATCATTTTATCTTTTGTTTTAGGACCATTATACTCATCTATCTTTTTTCCATTTTTCAAAATTACAATATGTGGTACATAGTCTACATCACTATATGTATGCGTATTTTCTAAACTAGACATTCCATTTGGGTCTATTTCAGCCAACAATAAATCAGTGTTATATTTTGCCTCAATATCTTTACACATGCTCTCCCATTCACCTTTAATGGCAATACATGCTGGACACGACGGGCTAAAATATTTCGCAAATACGATGTTATTGTCTACTTGTTTATCAAATGATTTTGCATTTTTATCATTTATATGTAAAATTTTCATATATATTTTTACCATATTATAATTTTAACGAATGTATATATTGTACATCTTTGAAAAATTATTTATCGTGCTTTAATATATATATGCTTAAAATTGTTTTAATTACTATAATTTTTATATTAGGATTGTATTTTTCTGCTAATTATACATCAAAACAAATGATTGAGGGATTCGATGGTAATAAATCATGTCCAAATATTTTAATACAAAAAGGAAAGGAAATATACTTACATAATTCTAAATTAGCTAAAATACCAGGCATAAACCCTGTTAAATTTAATAATTTAGAAGAATATACAGAATTTATTGATTGGCAAAGAAGCCAAAATATAAAATGTCCTGTATTATTCTTACAACATTCATATGACGCGCAAGGAAATGCTGTATATAAATTTAGACCCAGTCCTACAGATCCTCAAGGTGGTTTACCTCCTGTATTAACATATGGATCCGACAATCAAGCATTACCATTATCTCTTCAAGAACCTCCTCAAACTAAATTAATTGATGCATCTCGCGACGATGATCCATATAATCAAAATTCTTATCCAGGATATGATCCAATGAACTTATATGAAGGTCAGTATACCCCATTAGATAAAATGTTCCACGAACAAGAAGGGACGGGAAAGAAAAGTACAAATGCTATGGATCTGAATTGGGGTGGTGTATCATATACACAGGGGGCGATAGATGCCGGATATTATAAAAGCGATGAAGTATATATGAACAGTAATTAGAAATTATTACATTTATTTCACACACGTAAAGAATGTATTAATATTAATTATTAATTATTAATTAAATATTAATAATTAATGTATTGTGTAGATTACTTTAATCCATCTAAATATGTCATATTTTCTTTCAATGTTTCTTTAAATTGTGTAAATGTATTTAATTTTTCAATAGCTTCTATTATTTTTGGATCATTAGGATTTTTTTTTATCATACCTGATAACACTGTTAATGATTGTAAAGAGGTAGAACTTATTCTATCCTCCAATGCTATAATAAGATTTTCCCAATGACTCCTATATTTTACTAAATTCATTTTCTCAATTACTTTATCTGTAGTATTTTGTAAATTTTCTACAAAATTTTCTATGCGCTTTACAGCTGGGTCGTCCGAATCAGATTCTGTTTCTACATCTATGTTTGTTTCTTTAATTAGTCCCATAAATCCTTCTATATTATTTTCTCTTTTCGGGAATAATGTTCTGAATATTAAAAATAATAATATGGCTATAATCGTATATCCAATAAATGAGTATATATCGGTATTATTCATTATTATATACTAAACCAATAGAAATTTTTTGACATTTTTGATACACTATTTCTTTTTATTTAAATTACATTTATAAATATTATACAGATGCACAAAACTTTTTACAGGCAGGTATATCATTCGCTTCTATAATCTTTGTCAGTTCGATTGATAAATGGCTTTGTTCTGATGAACTATATTTACCACCATATATCTTTGCCATAATATTTGTTGGATTTAATGTTTCACATATTAAATTATTAATCAGCATCATATCATGTGTTTCTAACAATACATTATATAGAATGTCACCATTATAAGGAATATAGTTAACACCTTCACATACACCTACTAAATTTCTCGCTTGTATCATATGTCCTTTGTAAAATACCTTATGATTTTTACTAATTTCTGTTTTTGTACAGGGTATATTTTTACCTAGAGCATCCTTATTAATAGAAACAATATGAGATTGTAATGGTCTAGATTGAGTAATTGCAATTATCTTTTTACCACGAATCGTATGAATAGATGATTTTAACTTATATATAGGAATTACCCCTTGGTCTGTTGTTATCGGGGTGTATTTTGGAAAACAAATTCCAGGTCGTGCAACATATTTTAATTCGATTATTTCAGTGTTTCCATAAAATCTTCCTACATTATGTATACCATAATAGGTATCTAAGTACCCAATTACATTGTAGGGTATATTTATTTCAGTTAATCCACTGCCGTTAAAGGCATCTTGACCTATACTATTTAGTAATGACATGTCTGATAATGTAAATGTTTCTAGATTAGGTGTATTTTTAAACGCATAATCACCAATAGCTGTAACACTGGATGGTATTATTATGGTATTTAATGATGAATCAGAAAATAATCCTTCTCCAAGTCTAGATATACCATTAGGTATTTCAATGAATGATATGTCTGTATTTTTAAACACATAGTCACCTATAACATTCATACTTATGTCATCTGAAAATGTAATTGAACTTAGAGGTGTGTTTTCGAATGCACTATTTCCAATTTCTTCAACAGCTGAAGATATTAATACACTCTTTAAACTGGTATTTTTAAAAGCACTGTCCCCTATCTTTGTAACTGAAAGAGGTATAACAATTTCTTCCAATGTTCCTATATTCTCAAACATAGAATCTGAAATAGTAGTAAATATGGAATTGTTTGAAAATGTTATTGTATTCAATAATGAATCCTCGAATACACCAATTCCAATATCTATTACACTTGAAGGTATTACTATAAACGATAAGTCTGTGTTTTTGAATGCGTAATCACCTATAGTATTTAAACTTGAATCTACAGTAAATGTAATATTTACT